TCACCTGCTTTAACACCTGCTTCAACACCTGCTTCGGCACCAGCCTCTAAGCCTGCATCCATACCAGCGTCAGCACCCATTTCAGCTCCGGCGGCAAATTCTTCGCCACCTGCTACACCAGTAACTTGATTTAATGCGGCTTTCATTGCAACATATGCATCATTTAATGTTGTTGACAATGTGTCTAATTGTGCGGTTACTTGCTCGTTGTAAGTTTGACTTTCCATTACACCAATTTCAGATTCAATACCTGCTACTAATGCTGGAAGTTCTTTAACTTTCATTTGACCAACTTCTTCTAACATCTTCTGAATAGAATCAACTAGGTCTTGTGCGGCAAGAACAACCTGTGACTTCTCAACTTCTTCGTTTTCTACAACGATGCGTGGTTGAGGTTGCATACGCAATTCAGCAAAGTGGTCTGCTAATGCTTGCTCCATGAATACTAGTTTCATGTATGCTGGATTAGATTGACTTTCATAGAAGTCAGGAGACTGTTTAGATTCAGTCATTAGACCGCGAACTTTTTGTAGCATTGCTCTTGTTGGAGCAAGTGCCATTTTGTCAACATTGAACGGAAGTTCATAATGTTCTCTTAATGCTTTATAAACATTGTTGCGGCGTGAATTGTCAAGATCGGTTAGTTTCATAGTTGTTTCCAAAGAAATATATAATATATTTATCTTTCTTTCATTTATTATACGGGTTTTGTATTAAACCTATTTGTCTGCCAAGATTTGGAAGTAGCTATATAACGACCCAATTCATCATATATCTGTCTTTTTTTCATTTTTTCTTCCCCTAACTTGGCTAGATATATTAATTTATCATCCATATTCTTGGAATTTTTAATTAATTTTTGATGCCCTTGAATAGTAGATTCTAAACCGGCTACCTTTTTGTCTAAATCGTATATTCTGTTTGAATCTACAATTCTGTTTCTTTTATCAAATGTACACCATGCAACTGCATGTTTTAGTGTGTAAAATGTTTTATTTGTATCAAATGAATTAACAGTTACCTCATACTCATCTTTCATTCGTCTAATAACATATTTGTCAAATAGATGATATGATCCGTCCGAGTCCCTGAATATTGACAAATCTGCTAGATTGTTAATTGTTTCTTCGGGTATAACTTTCTTAAATTTAGTAAAAATATCATTCATCATTTGCTAGTACCTTAAAATAGATGTTTCTTAATTCATCACTGGAATCTAAATGTGCAGGGAGTTTATTCCATTCAGTGCCACAGCGTATCATTGGCACATTATCACAATCTCTATATAACGATCCCAACTCACTTATACCATCATAAAATACACTAGGGTGTTGTATAGTAAAATCAAAGGACCAGCATGGATATGATTCATCTCCTTGCTCAAATAAGAATCCAAACTCAGTAAATTCGTCAAATCTTATTAATTCTTTTTTGGGTTTTCGTAATACTTCAGGTTGACTACGCAATGAAATAACTTGTTGAATTGTGTCAAAATTACTTTGAGTATTTCGTCTGTACATCCATTCTTTTACATCCTTGTCTACTTCAGGGCGATGGCGATTAGGTACATTAGTCTGCGTAATATCAAACAGGGTGTAGCAAGTAATAATGTAACTCATACTACTATTTAATAGCCGTAAAAAAACCCAAGAATTTCTTGGGCCTTTTTATTCAAGTTAAAGATTAACCTGTGAATGTAGCTGTAGCTGTTGTAGTTACAGTGTTAGCAACACCACCGGCTGTTAGAGCCGCTTCAACAGCAGTGTCTAAAGTTGTAGTTGTCCATGCGCCTGTTGGGTATACAGCCATTGCTAATGTGTCATTAGTTGTATCTGTGTACTCATAGATGTAAACTGTAGCTAATTGTTGTGTAGCTTGGATGATTAGGTTAACTTGTGTACCTGTCAAAGCACCAGTAGCTGTGATCGTGAAGAAGTCTAGCTTTGGGCCTTGTGGTTGAACTGTGTTAGCACTAGAAACTGCGTTTGCGCCGCTGTTTGTGTATGCTGGGTAGTCAAAGTTAATAACTGGTAGTAAGTCACCGTTTGCTTTTGTAAATTGTGCCATTTTAATATTCCTTTAAATGTTTTGAATCCTACTGATTCATGTATATATTTATGCCTGGCACAAAAAAATATCGGTTTTGGTTACTTAATTCCAAAGTTTTGACGGCTGAAACCCATTCTATCTACATATTTGTAGCCATTAGCAACGAATCCCTCTTGCCCTTTAGTGCCGTCATCTAAAGCACCTTGTACAGGACTAGATTCTGCGGCTTGATTTAGTTGATTCAATATAGCAGTCTTTAACATATAAACAGATGACCATATTTCCATTAATGCTTGTACACCGGCTGGGTTTGCGGGAATATGTCCAGGGTATTGTTTTCCAGTCTTTTTGTCTACATAACCAGTCAACAACTTCTGTTTCATAACACCACTCATGGCTCTGTTTTCAATAAACTTATAGAACCCATCAGTTAAATCATTTAAGTTACCTTCTCTGATTCTATTGTTGAAGTATACACCTAACATGTTATTTCTAAATCCATCAGATGGTATACCCAAGTAATCAGTATTTAAAAACTTGTCTAGTGCTTTACCATACTTACTAATTTTAGCATTAACAGCTTTTAATTCTGCTTCTGGCATTGCTATCTTAGGAGTCTGCGGTAACTTGCTAGGTAATATAGCAACATCCGAATCTTCTTTCAATCCACCTAATTTACCGTTTAATGATACAGCAAAATCAGTGGGGTGAACCTTCTGACCTTTAGCAGACATTTTTTCTGCCTTGATTGGAGCATCTGGTTTAATATATTGATGTACTGCTATGCCGGCAATTTTACCTGCAAGTTGTTGACCGATTTGACTATTAGCATCTACTGTATATGTGATGCCCTTTGGGTTAGCTTTAAAAACATATACACCATTTTGATTTTCTAGTGGCTGACTGAATAATAAATCACCCCAATAATATCCAGTTGTGCCTTTACTTGCTGTTGCAAGTCCAGGCCATATTGAAGGAATGATGGCTGCTAATCCACTGCGTTCTACTCCACGTGCCCTGTCATACTCAATAAATTGTGCAGGGCTATATATTGCTCTTCCAGAACCATCTGCTTTGTTAAACATATGTTTGTCTGATATACTGAACTTACCATCAGGACCATGACCAAAAATCAATGCAGGATAACCATCCCATTTGATTGTTGCAGTTTGAGGTTTCTTAATGGTAGTGTTAACTGAATTGATAGCATCGGCAACACCTTGAGTGCCACCCAAGAATACAGAATCTTCTAAGTGCGGTGCATGTCCGCCGGTGAAGGCTTCGTTAACAATCTCCAGTTTGTTAACTGTATCTCGTAAGTATGCTAATGATTCAGATAAGTTCATTATGCTTGTGTCGCCGATGCTTGTTGCACACGCTGGTCAAACTTAGCTAGTTCATCTGAATTAGGTAAACCTTTATTACCAGCTTTTACTTTGTTTGTGTTCAACTTTTGTTGACGGTTTACAGGATTAGCTGTAGTTTTTGGTTGTTGTAGTTGCTTACCCATTTGGTCAAATGCACCTTGGCCGCCGGCTGCTGGTTCTTGCAATGTAGCTAATAGTTTTTGTTTTTCTTCAGCAGACAATTTGCCAACCAATGTCATTACTTGGTCATACGATGAACCACCTTGTGCCGCGGCATCTGTTGATCTAGATGCAGTTGACGCTCCGGATCCAGCTGGTGCAGTTGCAGTATCGCTAGCACCTGTTAAGCCGGCCATAAACGAACTTGCCGCTGATTGAGGTTTTGATGTTATTGCCCCTGTGCCTTGTGTTGCCCCACTACCTTGACTATAACTTATAGCAAAACCTAAGTTAGCCATTTGAGTAAGTGCATTAGTCATCTTTGGATAGCTAGCTTGTGCTTGATCTGCTAATGTTTTAATTTGTGCTTTTGCTTTAGGATCAGTAATAGGAACTCCTAAATACTGATTAAACATGTTTTGTAAGTATTCGCTGATAGATTGTGCTTCTTGTGCTTCATCAATATTG